CTAAAAAGTCAGAGATCAGATTCACTGAAGAACCCAAGTAATTCCCCGCCACTGGGCATACACGGCCCGACCGTGTATCTTCAGAAGAAGATACACGACGTGTATCTTCAACTATGAAGTGGCGTTGCGCTACAATGTAGCAAACAGTTTAACGACATGAAGGTCGTAATGTTTTATACAGGCGTTACAGATGTAACATCTGAAAACATTGTAGGAGGTGCACCAATAAAGAAGAACAATGAAAAATCTTCTCCAATTGACGAATTAAATTCAAGCCAACCAAGACCATTGTTATCATTCTGCTTTGCAGTTACATTAATAACATGGCAAGGCTCTTCAAGAATATTTTCACTTACACCACCGGGACCATTACATTCCGCGTAACGATATCGGTGATAAAAAGGAATTTCATATTCGAGCACTGGGTTCACATCAGTTGCTACTTCAGATGAACCACCATGGGAATAGCTATAAGCTTCCCCATTTGCCAAAAATCTTTGGGCTAACTGGCTGCGTGTTGTAGTAGAGTCCAACAGCAAGCTCTGAGACGATGTCTCAATCGGATTTGCTGAGGCACGACTAACGCGTAGTGCAGCTGAATCGTTAAGCTGTGTATATGCAGCAACTTTCCAGCGCAAACCTCCTCTGTATCCTACGTATGCACTCATTACATATCGAATGTATGTCATGGCGCATATATTATAAACGATGGCACCGGATACCGGTGTTAAAGTACCACCAACTGAACTACCATAAGGTAGTCCAGGACCGTTGGGCAGATTACGTACAACGAATTCTGTTAAGTAAACTGCACCTCCAGCAGGAGGTGACGGGACGACCGTCACATCTAGAGAGCGATGATAAATGTATCTTTTCATAAGTGAACGAAAAGAGACAATGTGCTCTCCGAAATAAACCTGCGACTGCTCTAATTGTAAAGTTTTGTAATTTCCATTTAAAACATACATCGAGTCTTGCTCCGGCATATTCTCATTGGGAGTGACAATTTCTCTCACCCCCGACTGTGCCAGTGCTGGAGGCCCAGCAGGTTCATCTAAACGCGAATAAGTAATTCTGTTTATATCATTCGGTGCTTTAACCTCAAATGAATCACCTGCGCTCATATAAACGTTTATTGAAACGTTTGCGGAGTCTGTAGGTGCAGCCAATTGATTTACAACATAAACTTGTAATACACCATTTGACCTAGAGGTGTAGCCAATATTGGGAAAACCAGAAACAGGACCTAATCGCGAAACGTGATTAAAAGGACCAATTTGAACACGCCTATAAGCGTCTTCTTGAGTCCAATTAACTTCAAAAGTAACATCACGTTCTTCCGCTATATCAATAACATGAACAAAGCGGTTATTTGTATCGACGTTTGTACCTTCAGCCCAAGGGGTTGGTTCATATACAAACATTAATCGACCTCTATGAAATTGCGAGCACACTATCTGAAATCTGACTCTTAACGAGCCAGTCCAATATTCAAAGGGTTCAGCTACGAATCCAACTGGAGTTTTAGTGTGTGCGGCATTTCCACCATCATCACCAAGTACTGGTGTATAAAAACTAGGAGAGGTGTGTGGATGCAACAGCAGACTATAAATACGGCCTTCTGCTTGAGTGGTGTTAAGGTTCCAATTGAATGTGTCAATCCAAGCTTCTTTCTTTAATAAATAAGCAAATGACATTTCATCATCTGCAGGTAAACCAAGAGTAGCTGGATCGATTGTCAATTCCTGTTTAGGATCTAAAGACAATTTCATCAATGGATCTGCACCAGTGGTGTTA